CAAGATATGCTTTTCTAAAATGGAACTAACATATTATGAGACTAAGTTTCAATTTCTTAGAGAGGTTCTTGAAAAAGAAGAATACCTAAATGGAAATATATTAGGTAGGTTTTACAAAATCAAATAGTTATGACAGAATTAGAATTAACAAGCCTCTTATTTAAGTTGGCTGATTTAAGTATTACAGGTGTTAAAGTAAAATATGATGGTGGAGGAGACTCCGGTGCTATAGAATGGATAGGTGTTACAAAAAAACCATGTGAGACTCCAGAAGATGTAAATGATAGAGTTGAAGACTGGGAAACTGAATCCAACTTAGCAAGTATTGATGGAGGTTTATATAGTGAAATTGAATCTTTTGCAGATGAGATTCTTAGTGACATAGAGGATTGGTGGAATAATGAAGGTGGTTGGGGAGATTTATGTATATGTGTTCCTTCAGGGAAGTATATTATAAATAATAATATAAGAGTCACTGATCATGAAGAATTTTTTCATGATGGAGATTTATTAAGTAAAACAGAAGAAGAATGAAAGAAAGGGAAAAAGCAGATGAATTGTATAACAATGCATTAAAATTACATGGTGCTGAAAAAGCTAAAGAAGAATCTTTAAAATCTGCTAGAGCCACTTATTCATTAGCACCATTTAGAGATGGTCTAATGAAAAACAGAACTTATTGGGAAAGAGTTATTGAACATTTACAAAATAAATAGTATGGCACATCCTTTAGAACACTGTAAATCCTCAATAAAAAAATGGGGTGGAGAATGGAGTGATTACATTGCAATTCATAATTGGTTTGATGAAACTAAAAAATGGATTGGGCATAGTAAACACAGAATGTTTAGACATCATAGTGAAGGTATATTTGAATGTGAAAAGATATTTGGAATGTCTTTTGTCAACTCAGATGGTAAAACAGTATATACAAGATATGTTGCAGAACAGCATGTTAAAGAAGATTGCAACAACTATATCCCTACTGCAAAGGAATGGGTAGATATGATTGCAAGTGGTAAACCTGAGAAATGGGCAATTAAAACATTAAAAATTGAAGACTGATGAGTAAAATGATTTTTGACAAAGAAGAAACAAGAAATTTATTAAGCATGTTACAATCCTCTGATAAAGAGAATCATATTGTAGCATTTCAGGCATTGAAGAATGTTGATGTAGATAAATACATAGGAGAGTTACTTGTAATGTATAAGTTCTCTGGTGTACCAAAGTCTGATTGGTCTGAGGCTGGGAAGAAAATACACAGCAAACTAGTGAGTATAGTTGGAGAAAGTAATCTTAGTAGTCCAAGAACTCTTAGTCTTATTACAGCTCACAAAGGTTCTAAAGCTTCAATAGAGTTGTTTATGGAATTCTTTATTAGAGATATGACTAGAATGTTAGAACAAATTGGGTACCCAACAGATAGTTTTGAAATAAACATTAAACTAAAAGATGATGGACAAACAACAGAGTCTAAGTAAAACAGGTAAAGAACTAATGTTGAAAGAGCCCTATTATGGGTTCTTTCTCATTATGTTGAATAAGCTATGGGACAGTAAAAGAGTTCCTACAGCTGGTGTAAGTAAGAATGGAATTAATTATCAGCTTACAATTAATCCAGAATTCTGGGAAAGTCTTAGTGAAAATCACAGACTTGGGTTGTTAAAGCATGAGTTACTTCATATTGCATTTGGACATCTTACTACATTCTTTAAGTTTACTAACAAGAAACTGGCTAATGTAGCAATGGATTGCGAAATAAATCAGTATATAAGTAAACAATATCTGCCGGAAGGGGGTATTGACATAGATAACTATACTGATATACAACTAGATAGGAAAGCTGGTGCTAGGTATTATTATGATAAACTGAATCAACTTCAGGATGAAAAAGATAAGAATGGTACTTGTGGAGACTCCAATATGGATAAACTTCTTGAGAATATAGAGAATGGTGACATACCTGATCATAGTACTTGGGAAGACTTTGAAGATTTAACAGAGGCAGAACAGAAGTTAATTGAAAAACAATTGCAGAAAGTTCTTACTGATGCTAAAGAGCAGACAGAAAAGAAAAGAGGGACTGTTCCTGGAGAGATAGAAGGACTCATAATAGTAGAAGAAATTGTTAAACCTAAATTTGACTGGAGAGGATTCATTAGGAGATTTACTGGTGTAAGCACCAAGGTATTTACTAAGAAGATCAGAAGGAAAGAGAACAGAAGGTTTGAAGCTAATCCGGGTCTTAAAGTAAAAATGAAACAACACATGCTGTTGGCCATAGATACTTCAGGTTCTGTAAGTGATGATGAACTTAAAGAGTTTATGAGTGAAATCTACCACATATATAAATGTGGCGTAGATATAACAATAGTACAGTGTGATACAACTATCAGATCAATTGAACCTTACAAAGGTAAATTTGAAATGTCAGTGCAAGGTAGGGGAGGAACTGAGTTTGACCCTGTCCTGGAGTATTTTAATGAAAACCAAAAGAAATATACAAGCCTGGTGTATTTTACTGATGGTGAATGTTGGACACATGTAAGACCTAAAGGAAACATTCTATGGGTGTTATCAGAGAGATCCCATATGAATAACAGCTTACCAGGTAAAATAATCAAATTAGAACTATAAAAAAAGAGTATGAGCCAAGTACAATTAAATGTTGAAGAGTTAAAGAGTTTTATTAAGCACATGGTTAAGAATAACCAACACATTCAGTCTGAAGGAAAAGTTCCTGTGGCTATTAATATTGAAGGTGATGCTGGTTTGGGTAAAACTTCTGCAATTATGCAGTTGGGTAAAGAATTACAAATGGAAGTTGTAAAGCTGAATTTATCTCAGCTTGAAGAATTGGGTGACTTGGTTGGGTTTCCTGTAAAAGAATTTCAAATACAAAATGTAGAAGGTAAAACTCAATGGATTGGTGAAGCTCAGGTACCTGTAGCACTTCAGAAAGGTCATAAAGTTGTTGCAAAGAGAATGTCACATGCTGCTCCTGAGTGGATTCAAGGTAAAGGTGAAGGTGGTTTCTTGATTCTTGATGATTATACTAGAGCTGATGCAAGATTTATGCAAGCAACTATGGAGATTCTAGATAGACAAGAATATGTCTCTTGGAAATTACCAAAGAATTGGCATGTTATCTTGACTACTAATCCAGACAATGGTGATTATAATGTAACTTCTTTAGATGTTGCTCAGAAGACTAGATTTATCTCTGTTGAGTTGAAATATGATGCTGATGTATGGGCTAAGTGGGCAGAGAAAGCAAACATAGATGGTAGATGTATTAACTTTATGTTGATGCACCCAGAATTGGTAACTCAAAGAGTTAATCCAAGATCTATTACTACTTTCTTTAATGCTATTAGTTCTGTACCTAAGTTTGAAGATGATCTTCCATTGATTCAAATGATTGGTGAAGGTTCTGTTGGTGTAGATTTTAGTTCAATGTTTACTATGTTTATTAATAACAAACTAGATAGAATTATTAGTCCTGCAGATATCTTAACTAAAGATGAGCAGTATGTAATGAACTCTCTTACTAATGCAGTTGGTAAAGATGATGACTTCCGTGCTGATATTTCTAGTGTAATTGCAACTAGGGTAATTAATTATTCATTGACTCTTGCAGATAAAGGAGCTGTTGGTAAACCTATCATTGACAGGATAGCTAAACTTACTACTGACTGTGAAGCATTTACTAATGACCTTAGATATTACATGGTCAAAGAGATTGTTAATGGTAATAAGGTGAAATTTTCTCCACTCATGATGAATCAAGACGTGGTGAAGATGGCTGTCAAGTAAGTCAAACATCAAGCTGTTCCCCACCAAAAGGAGCATAAAATAAATTAAAACAAATATAGGGGGAGGTAAAACTCCCCTTATTAAACTTAAGACAATGAAAAATTATTTGTTTTTTAAAATTGAAGCTACTAGCAATGAAGTAAGCATAAAAGTTGATACAATTTTTGGTACTGAAGATAATAATGAAAGTAGTTTTACAATTTCTGATGATGATTATGTCCCTACAAAAGGAGACAAATTGTATTTTCTACCTGGAGTAAATATCCCCCGGGTAAAACTAAAAGATTTAACTATGGAGCATGGTATTAAATCTGTAAGAGATATAAATGATGCTACACATGTATTTGCTAGTAAAAGTACTGTGCATAAAATTTCTGATCACCGTTGGTTTTATAGAATGAAAACAGATGATTTTAAGTCTATGTTTGAGACTATAAAAGATAAAATGGATGAGTACTATATTGAGAATATAGACACTGCATTAGAGTTTTACCAAGAGCAATATGTCTACATGGACTATTCTTCTTCTAGTGAAATTAGAAATGAAGCTCCATTTCTTGAAGCAAGGACTAATATTCCTGGACTTGTAGCATCTATTAATAATTCTAGATCTTTCTATGCTGTAAATGATTCTTACAAAGATTATTTTCCTGCAGTTACCAATCTTACAATTTATGATGAGGCTAAACTATTAAAATACATTAATGGTGCAGATGCAGTTATCATAGATTCAGTAATGTTTGAGCAGTTATCAGACATGTTTAAGAGCTCAGATAATGACAATCATATCTTGGCAATGGAGATTATGGCTAATTCTAACTATATAGATAGCTTACTCTACCTAGAAATGTTATTTAAAGAATATTCTGGTGCAATGAACAACTGTCATACTAAAAAGCATGTTAACTTCAAGTCTTTGCTTGGATATCTGGGTAAGGATAGTTATATGAATACAAATATAGATGATATAATGAAGTCTTTGATTGACAAGGGTGTTCTTGATACAGAGAAAATAAATATCATTATGGACAAGTATGCTCATGAAATTGAGAAGCATGGTGATTCTACTTTCTTTAAAGTAAAATCCGTGACAATTAATCCAGAAACTCTTGCTTTGTTAAATACAAACTATGTATATAATACAATAGAAGACTTTGTTCCTGAAGGTCAAGTTGAAGAAGAGGTTGTTGAACTACATGCTAATCTAGAAGATTTGAATTCAATGCCAGGGGTGGCAGGGGTGGCTCCAGGGGTTGAAGGGGTTGAAAGTGACCTTGAAATCTCTGATGATGACATAGAAACTGCATTTGAAAGAATTGAGAGAAATGAACTCAAGTCAGAGTTAATAGAGTTGGAAGAAGAAAAAGAGTTTCCTGAAGATGAGTCTGTCTTTACTGAAGCAGAAGATTATGCTTTAGGAGAAATAATAAGTAAACTTGCTGAAGAAAATGAATCAAATAACAATCAAACAGAACAAGATGCCACTGATGACTTTGAATGGTTCTGATGAACTAGAGAGATTTTACAAACAGAAATTTTACTTCAGTTATAGTGGGTTGAATAAGTTACTTTATTCACCCGCTGCTTTTTACAATCATTATGTGCTCAACCAGCGGGAAGACAGTAAGGATGCTCACCTTGTAGGAGGGAGTGTCCTACACTGTCTCTTGTTTGAACCAGATGCATATGATGACAAGTTTATAACTATGCCGGGTAAATTTCCTACAGACAGTCAAAGAAAAATTATTGATAATATTTTCCGGATACATTGTAGTATTGGAAATAATTCATTACTTTTGGAAGACTACTCACCAGATATACTCACACAATTACTTACAGCAAATCTTTATCAAGCCCTTAAAACAGATGCTCAAAGATTGGAAAAGATTCTCACTGAAGAGAACAAAGAGTATTTTGAATTCCTCAAAGCAAGTTTAGACAAAACAGTAGTGGATCAACCTACTTTGGATGGCTGCAAAGCACAGGTAGAGATACTAAAAAGTAATGAAGATATCCGTGCTTTATTACAACTAGACAAATCTGAGGAAGATGATCACATTGAAGTGTTTAATGAGTTGTACATTAAAATGGATCATGACAGATTACCATTTGGACTTCATGGGTTTCTTGATAATGTAGTTATAGACAAAGAAAGTAAAACAATCTTTGTTAATGACTTAAAGACAACTGGTAAGTCTATTCAGGATTTTCCTGAAGCTGTTGAATACTACAAGTATTGGATACAAGCCGTTATCTATCTTGTACTAGCTGCAGAAAAGTTCTTGAATGATAAGCCAGACAGACATGAATGGAATATTCAAGTTACTTTTATTGTTATTGATAAGTATAACTTAGTCTATCCATTCCAAGTGTCTCAGGAATCAATGAGGAAATGGAAGATAGATTTCAGACAAGTTCTTGATATTGCTGGTTGGCATTATGAGAACAAAAAGTATGACCTTCCATATGACCTTGCAGTTGGTAATGTAAAATTGTAAATGTTATGGTAATTAGTGCGCTTTATAAGAAGTACTTTCAGAAGTCCAAGATATTTTTATATCCGCTCTTGGGCATTAAAAGGGGTACTAGTGTTGTTCCAGAAGAGACTTATTTAAGTTGGAATAACTCTATTAATCCTGAGGATATGAAGTTAGTGTGTCTATATCACAGTAGAACAGATCATGAATACATAAACTTTGAAAAAAATGTTTTGTTAAAACATTCTAGGTTATGTGATTATGTTAGAATTGATTCTGTTAAAACTATATTCACATTTGACTTTTCTGATTTAAGTGATGATTGGTTGTACTTCCTAGAAGGAAAGTATAGTAAAATGGATGTTAAAATAAAGCGTAAGATTCTAGATTTCTTTGACAGCAATAGTGGTAATTATTATTATGTTAATAGTTATCTCTTTCCTATTCCTCATCACAAGTTATATGCAGAGTTATTAGATGTTCCTGTGGAACTTATAAAATCTGTAGTGGAACTTTGTGATAAACCTAACTTTGAAAAGGAGACTCTTGTATTAGAAGTTGCAGATTTGGAAAGTATAGAAAAAACAGTAAATTTGTAGAAATTAAAACCAACAAAAAATGAGTGAAAACACAATGATGCTTGTACAGTCTACATGGAATGACAAGCAAACTTTCAGAATGATTCCTATTACAGATTCTTGTCCTTATGTAGAATGCATTATGGATCCGGATACTAAGGTATTTGTAATCATTTCTAAGATTAAGAAAACTTCTTTACACATGTTACCTAAGCTTGATGATTATGGTCAGCCAGTTGCTGGAACCAAAGGTATGAGACAGGAAAGACATAAGATTGAAGTGTTCCAAGAATTCTATGTAGAAGATGTTTCTGCAATTGAAGAGGTTATCAAACAATTTGCTATTAATGCAAAGAAGTTTGACTATAAGAAGTTTATGACCCCAGCTGCAACTGAGGCATAAATGATTGGAGCCTGAATGAAAAGAGGGTGGGTACCAAGCACCCTCTTTTTTTTATTAACTTAAACGGGGGAACAGCTTAACTGAACAAGCTATATGGATTTACAAAGTAAAGAATACAAACTTCACCAGTTTCCAGTTGGAAAATATAAGGGTGAAAGAATTAGTGAGTGCAGAAGTCTAAATTATTTAGAGTGGATGTTTGAAACACTTAAGTTAGATGACAAAACAAGACAAGTAATTGGTCTTAGAATCTATCAATTATCTAGTCCTAGAGCACAGAAAAGATGAGAACACATTGGGTAATGGACTATGAGACTCTAAGTAATTGTTTCTTAGGAGTTTTTGAAGATGTAAAGTCTGAGCACAGAGAAATATTTGTCTGTCACAAATCACAAAATGATATACTAGAACTAATTACATTCTTAGAAAGGAATATAACACTTGGTGAGTGGCATGTTAGCTTTAATGGTTTAGCATTTGACAGTCAGATAACTGAACATATTCTCCGGAATAAAGAACAGTTACTGGAACAAGATGGTGAAACCATTGCTAGGTTTATTTATAATAAAGCACAAGCAGTTATTCAGAAAAGTAATGCCGGAGAGTTTGCTGAATTTGGTTCTAGAGATTTGCAGATAAGACAAGTAGATGTATTTAAACTAAATCACTGGGATAATCCAGCTAAAAGATCTAGCCTGAAGTGGATTCAGTATAGTATGGATTGGAAGAATATCAAAGATATGCCTATACCACATTATACTGAAGTTACAGAGAGTCAAATTAAATCTATTATTAGTTATTGTATAAATGATGTCCGGTCTACCAAACAGATAATGCATCTAAGTAAGGGACAGATTGAGTTGAGAAGAGCACTGACAGAAGAATATAACATTGATTTGTTCTCTGCATCTGAGCCAAGAATATCTAAAGAATTGTTTCTACATTTCTTGAGTAAACAAACTGGTATCCGGAAAGCTGAGCTCCGCCAAATGAGAACTAAAAGAGATCATATTATTGTAAAGGATATCATACTACCTTATATAAGTTTTGAGACAGCTACATTTCAGCATCTGCTTAAAAAGTTTCAGGATGTTGTTATTGACACTGGTCACACTAAAGGTGGGTTTAAATATTCTGTACAGTATAAAGGAGTAAAGACAGACTATGGTCTTGGCGGTATGCATGGTGCTAGAGCTAGCAAAGTATACAACTCTAATGATGATATGATTATTATGACTTCAGATGTTGTAAGTTATTATCCTAATCTTGCTATTAGAAATAAATGGGCTCCGGCACATTTACCACAAGAAGAATTCTGTAATCTATATGAATGGTTTTTTGAAGAGAGAAAGAAAATAGATAAGAAGGACCCAAAGAACTATGTATACAAGATTATTTTGAATTCAACTTATGGTCTTAGCAATGATGAGAATAGTTTCCTATATGACCCTGAGTTTACCATGAGAATCACCATAAATGGTCAGCTAAGTTTGACTATGTTATATGAAATGATTACTGAAGGTATACCAGGTGCAATACCATTGATGCAGAATACAGATGGTCTTGAGACTATGATTCCTAGAGAACATGTAGACAAGTACATGGAAATCTGCAAGATATGGGAGGGAATAACTAGCTTACAACTAGAACATGATAAGTATAGTAAACTTGTCATAGGTGATGTAAATAATTATATTGCTGTTACTGAGACTGGTAAGTCTAAATGTAAAGGTAGATTTGAGTTTGCAGACCTTGCACTGCATAAAAACAAGAGTTTTCTTGTAATACCTAAAGCATTACATGCATATTTTGTAGAAGGTATACAGCCTGAAGACTATCTGAAAACCAACCGGAATATATTTGATTATTGTGGTGGTAAGAAGATTAAAGGAGATTGGAAGTATATAGAGAAATGTATTAAAGATGGTGTGTATAAGGAGAAAGAACTCCAGCATACCCTAAGATATTATATCTGTAATACAGGATCTAAGATTATCAAGGTAAATAACTCTGATGGTAGAGAGATAAATATTGAAGCCGGTAAATGGCTCCAACAGATTTATATCAACCATATAGATGATATGGACTTTGATGAGTATGAGATCAATTACAAATACTATCTTGAAAACATAAGAAAAGAAATAGAGGGTTTAGAGCCTAATGTAAATCAGCTTAGTCTTTTTTAAAATAAAAATTAGTATTATTATTTTAAATTACTATATTTGTATAAATATAATACTATGAAAACTTTAACTATTGTACTTAGAGATCACATATATGATCTTATTGATGATGCTGCAACATTAAGAGGTAAATCTGTCTATAATGTTTTGGATGATTTATTATCAGAATATTTCACATTTTGTAATAAAAAACCTGTAGATAACATAAAACCTGCATATGACTTTTCTAATGAAATTTGGAAAGACATACCTGGCTATGAAGGTCAGTACCAGGCAAGCTCAATGGGTAGAATTGCATCAATAAGAAATGGTTTTAAAATAAGATCATGTGTGAGAAACCCTACTGGTTATTTACAAATTTCATTTACAGTAAATAAAAAAATAAAGACATATTTAGTACATGTTGTAATTGCTAAGACATTTTTAGAGCAAGATTCTGTTAAGAATCAAGTGGACCATATAAATAATATTAAAACTGATAACAGAGTTGTTAATTTAAAATGGGCTACAAGATCTGAAAACATGAAAAACAATTATTTAAGAGGGGTTACTGATTTAGAAAAATTAGGTGCAAGAGGTAGAAAAGTTGAATTATTTGATATAAACAATAAAAGTTTAGGTATATTCAATAAGGTTGCCGATGCTGCAAAGTTTCTTAATACATCAAGTGGTAATGTTTCTTCACTATGTGATCCAAACAATATTAGAGTTAAAAGTTTAACAAAGAACAAGATAACAGGAAAATTTTTATAATTATTTTAATATGCCAAAGAAAATACAGAACACAACAAAAGCAAACTTAATAAGTGTAGCACTACCAAATCATGGTGCCACTTATACTGTGATTAGTCACCAGTTTGTAATTGATTATGCTTATCAAGCCCTTGCTAATGCAGGGTTTGGTATTGTAGATGAGGAGTACAGATGTACTGCTGACGGACAAATAGCTCAAGGAATTTATAAACTAAATTTTAATAATGACCCTGAGTTGTCTATGATGTTTGCCTGGACAAACAGTTATAATAAACAAGTAAAGTTTAAATGTGTAGTTGGTGCTTATATAAATAACAGTGGTTCTGTTATGATTTCCGGAGAAGTTGGTTCATGGGTTAGAAAGCACACTGGTTCTGCAGATACAGAGACTAAAGATACAATTGATTCTTACATTGCTAATGCACATATGTATTATACTCAATTATGTTCTGACAAAGCTACTATGGAAACTGTTATGCTTAATAAAAGAAAGCAGTCTCAGCTTTTGGGAGTATTGTTTGCCGAGTATGAGATTCTTACTACTGAACAGGCTAGTATGATCCGGGATCAAATGAAGAGACCACAACAAGTATTTGCTAATACTGATAGTTTATGGGCATTCTATAACTTTGTGACCAATGCATTACAGTCATCACATCCAAAAACTTGGATGGAAGACCAAAGAATTCTTCATTATTTTATCTCTACAATAGGAAACTTTCAGCAGTGCAGTACACCTGCACAGGTAGTTCAACCTATTAACACTGTTAATGAAGCCATAGAAACTCAAGTAGATCCTAATCAGGTAAATCTACTAGATGCTATTGCAGAAGCTGAAGCAGAACAAGAAGTGGTGCAAAATGGGTCTGATTTTGATATAGATTTGCACCAGTCTGAAGAAGTAGTTGAAGATGTTATTGAAGACATAGAACTTCCATTTGACATTGATGCTGATGATGATGCTGTGTTAGGTTCAATACTAGTTCCAATAGAGAATCCTGAGCCACCTGTTACAGTGGAAGAGTATTTAGAACAAAAGGAATTACCTAATGAAACTGTAGTTTATACTGACCCAGTAGGTAATACTTTTGAAGCTCCAATAGTAGATAAAACATTTACTGAAGAACTTTCTGAAGCTGTTACTGAAAAGTTTGAAACTGAAGCTGAAGAGTTTATATGGGGAAATAGTTCTGTAGTTGATACAGTTGACCTTAATGAAAACACTAAAATGGCTGTAATAGTAACAGAGTCTGATGATTTTGCAATGGAAGACAATTTTGATTTAGATTTTGATTTAGATGATACTGAAGAAGAAAAGGATAACACCCCTGACTTTTTCTAAGACCCTGTTTGCTAAACAGGTTAATAATCAATCGGGGAATGGCTTTGTGCTGTTCCCCTTTTTTTTTACCTTTACATTATGAAAGAACATTTAAACAAAGTGGCAGAATTCCATAAAGCATTTGGACAAAAAGATGGTAGATGGCCTGAGCTGATACCTAATGCAGAGTATGACTTAAGACATAGTCTTATGAAAGAGGAAAATGATGAGTATCTGGAGGCATGTTACAATAAATCCCTAGTAGAAATTGCTGA